AGTGCTTGGCTTATCATTGGTCTTACACTCAAGCTGACAATAAATCTGAAAAGAAAGCTGACTCGCATGCTGACAAGCAAGCTGACACGCAAGCTGACACGCAGAATAAGAAGATAAAAGAAAGGGAAGAAGATAAAGAAGGGAAAGAATCTTCTAGTCGACGCTATCGCTTCGACGAGGTGGATTCCCAGATCGCCGAGTGGATGTTCTCGCTGGTGGTCGAAGTTGTCCCCACCGCACGCACCCCCAACTTCGAAGCGTGGGCCAACGAAATCCGCCTGATGCGGGAACGTGACGACCGCGAAGAATCTGAAATACGGGCGCTGTTCGCTTGGGCGAATTCCGATTCGTTCTGGTCGGCGAACATCCTCAGCCCGGCGAAGTTCCGCGAGAAGTGGGAGCAGTTGCAGGCTAAACGCTCGCGGGGTGCTTCGGCAGTCAACGATCCGCGAGGTAACATTTCCGCCGTACAGCGCCGCCTCGCTCAAATCGACCAGGAGGAAAGCGAAAATGGATAGCGAAACGAAACGAGCATCCGCCGTAGCGGTCGGAGTGCTGGCCGAGGCGTTCGGCCGCAAGGTCAGCGAGAAAACCCTCCAGGCTTACGAGTGGGGTCTCGACGGCTTGACGGTCCAGCAGATTCAGCGGGCGGCGGCGAGGGCGATCCGCGAATGTAAATTCTTCCCGGTTCCCGCCGAACTCCGCGAACTGGCCGGCGAGGGCAACGCCGAATCCAGAGCGCTAACCGCGTGGGAGGAATTTTCCAGAGCGGTGACACGAATCGGCGCCTACCGGAATCCAGACTTTTCCAACTCAACTATCAACGCGACTGTGAGATCGCTCGGAGGCTGGGAGTATGTGTGTAGTCTCACGATTGAGGAGTTCGACAAATGGCTGCGGAAAGATTTTCTCAAGACCTACGAGGCGTACGACCGCCGCGGAGTGTCGGAGGAATCTGGTTTGCCGCTGATTGGATTTATCGATCGGGAGAACGGCGTTCTGGCGAGTACGGCCGAGAGGCTTGGGTTGCGGGATGCCGCGAGAGGTTATCGCAAGGGGATGCAGGTGAAGACGAAATTGATTGAATCTCCCAGGGTGAAATCTCCATGATTATCGACGCAAAATCCTACAACAAAACAACCGACCTGCGCGAAAAATGCAGGGTGCTGAAAATCACGGCACGCGAGGCGATCGACGGGCAGGTGCGCAGGGTCGCGAAGGCGCAAGGATGGCTGGAGGATGAGGAGCGGGTTGAGAGTACGATTCGGAAACTGCTGGAAAGGGAGGTGAGCTCATGAGCGAACAGGAAAAGATACTCGACAACGATCTGGACTCACTCCTGGTGTACGGCGACTGGCTGGAAGATCGCGGAGTGGACGCGACAACCTGGAGGATGGGAGTTGCGACGTATACCGGATTTTATATCGGCTTCGGCAGCGGCAGCGGCAGAGGCAGCGGCTTCGGCAGAGGCAGCGGCAGCGGCAGCGGCAGCGGCAGAGGCAGCGGCAGAGGCAGCGTCAGCGGCAGCGGCAGAGGCAGCGGCAGCGGCAGAGGCAGCGGCATCGGCAGCGGCAGAGGCAGCGGCAGCGGCAGCGGCAGCGGCAGAGGCAGCGGCAGCGGCAGCGGCATCGGCAGAGGCAGCGGCGTCGGCGTCGGCGTCGGCATAGAAATTATTATCAATGGAGACGAAATGAAAACCGGAAGCGCATATTTGATTCACAGCGGCGACTGGCACACCTGGATTGGGAGGTTGGTTAGCCAGGTGTCGCCGTTGCTCTACGAATTCGAGTCAGTCTCGAAAATCCGGGAGACAAACAACGGAGACTGCTGGCACGATCTTGCCGCCGGAGATGAGCAGTTACGGAAGAATTGCGATGTCGTGCATTACAAAACCCGCATGATTCTTCCGGTGTCGATCGCGGCGTTCGAGTGGGTTGGCGATACGTTGCAGGAGAGTGGAAACCAATGACCGCCACCCACCAACGACGCTGTCACAACTGCCGCCACGTAGACGACTACACCGACAGCATCACGCCAGCCTGCCTCTGCGTGAAATGTGGTTCACAGGATACGCGGCGAATTACGCGATTGCACATCCGACCAACATACGAGCAGATGGAGCAGGCGTTGCGCGAAATCGCCGCTCTCGCACAACGCGGATCGTCGCTCACGGACGAAATGACAACCAGCACTGCGTTGGTTGAAATCCGGCATAAGTGCAAAGAAGCGTTAGGGAGGGAAATCGAATGAACACCCCGAAGCACGTCTGCCCATATTGCAGCGGCAGCGGAAAGGTTAGCCTCGCTCCGGTGTACGCGGAAACTCTTCAAGGCGTTAGTCGAATGTGCGCAAGCTCAGGCTTCGTGGTCGCTAATCTGCACGCCCGATGGTTTGGCTGCAGTCCGACTGCACTCAACAACAGGCTGAAACGCCTTGAAGAGTTGGGGTATCTGTCCAGTGAAATGCACGGTAGACAGCGGAGGTACACGGTTAAGTGACTGACAACACCCCACAAGCCATCGCCGCCGAACTCAACGGCACGCCCGACGACTGGGATTCGCTCTCCGTGCTGGCCGATTGGTACGAGGATCGCGGCGACCCGCTGGGGTATGGGCTGCGCTGCGTGGTGGCTAACAGGTGGCGCAGTTGCCAGTCGCTGTGGCACCCGCTCCAGGTCGAAGAGGGTCGCGACGTTTCCAGGCTGAACCGATGGGACGTTGAAGAGTCATTCGGAATTGAACCGACAGATAGCTGGCTGGAACATTACCGCTACATTGCAGAAATCTACATCCGGCGCCAAACCTACGCCCACCACCTGCTGACAATCCGCAGCGAACCCACCGCCGTCAACATGGTCGCGCTGGCCGAGTGGCTGGAGGAGATCGGGGATGCGGAAGCGGTAGGGTGGCGATGGGTGGCTGGCTTCGAACATCCGCTGGTTGTTGAGTCGTATAACCGAACGGAATGCTGGCGAATTCACACATGTGGAGGCGCTCCAGAGTCGGTTCACGCCCAGTACAGAATCCGCCCCGCCGGAGAATTCAGGCGAAGTGACAACGTCGTTGAAAGTTCTCTCCTCCCAGGTCACCGGATATTCTACTACCGCTCGCAAATCTCCGCGCTACGCGAAGCCGCCAGAGCCTACGCGAAAACTCAAAATGGCTGACTACAAGCACTCCGCAAACCGTGAGATCGAAATCAAGAACCCGCGCGGCGAGGTAATCGCGGTGCTGAGGTTTATCGAGCGGCGCCGGAACAGCGGATCGGAGGCTCGCGTCCGAATCAAAGTGGTTGACGGGTACAGCGTTTCGCCAATCACAATTGACAACGCCGACGATTCCCCCAATAATCCATAGACAACCATGTAGGCCGGGTGAGTTGGCGTGGTCTTTTTTATTTCTTGAGGGGTGCGTGATGGATTTTCTACCGCGAATCAATGAAGCAATCGCCCGCGCCCGCCTGCTCGCCGAGGGCGGAATCACTCTGGTTGAGGCAGGCCAGATATTTACTGAGTTCGCCCAGCTCGCTGTTGACGCCGCTCGCGATCTCAGCAATCCGGGGTTCGAGAAAAAGCAGTTCGTGCTTTCGGCCATCGGGAAGTTGTTCGATCAACTGGAGCCATTACTGCCGTACCCGTGGTTTGCGGCGCCCTTCCGTCGGTTCATTTCTCCCGCGTTGCGTGACATCGTGCTGCGGATCGCGGATGGAGCAATCGAAGCCATTTACGCCAGAATGAAGGCATCGCCCAGTGTTTAACCTGCCAACCATCCTGCTTGTCGTCGGCGGTGTTGTCGCGGCCATCGTCGCGATTCCGTGGTTGCTGCGTGGCTCGATCACGCCAGCGGCACCGGCGCAATCGACGCCGACAACTCCGTTCGCGCCGATCGCTCCGCATCCCAAAGTGCCGACCACACAGCAGTCAATCGACGCCCTGCTGACAGTCAAGTCGCGACTGCAGGCGACTGGCGCAGACACGGAAACCGTCAAGCAGTTGATGTTGTTCCTCCCGCAACTGGTGGAGGATCCCGTTGAATAAACTCCTCGCTATCGTCGCGGTGGGTTTGATCGGCGCGGGGCTGTACCTCTCGCAGCAAGATTCCCCCGGCACACCAAAGCCATCGCCCGGCGACGGCCCTGACCTTCTGGCGGCGTTTCGGCAGAACGACGATTCCGCGCAGGCTTCCGCCGACGCATGGGCGTTTAGTTGCCTCTGCCAATCGCTGGCTGACTGCATCGAGCGGGATGCTTCGCTAGAGCCTCCCCGGTTGCGAACGGGCGTGCAACTTGACGACCTGCGGTTGTACGCAAGACACTACCAGCGAGACGGACACAACTACGGAACGATTTACCCGCAGTTAAAAACTACTGTCGGCGCTCACCTCGAACAGGCGGTGGGAAATTCCGGCGGCCCGGTGAGTGCGGAAGGGCGGCGGAAACGGGTGGAGGCTTATCGTCACCTGGCGGCGAGCGCGAAATACGCGGCCAGTGAACTTTAGGGGTAAAATGACCACGACCACACGCAATACGTTGACCGCATCCCTGCTCGCAATCCTCTGCGGCGTGGCCCTGTTGTGCGCTGTCCAGTGCCAACCGCCGGCGACGGTCAACAATCCGACGGTAACGCCAAGCCCCGATGTGCAGCCTGCTGCAGACGATCCACCGCAGGCTCTGTTTGGATACGATCCACATCCTGTCGAGACCCGCGAATTTCTCTCGACTCTCGAAAGCCCAACTCTACGCGAGGCTTCGCCGCGACTGTTCCTTGCTCGCGCGGAGGAAGATATTTTCCTGTACCGCGCCCTGTATCGAGCGTACGCAGAATACAGTGGTGGCGGCGAGTGGCGAGTCGGCAAGCAAGGTATCGGCGACTGTGTTAGCTGGGGCTGGGCGCACGGCGCTGACATCCATCTGGCTGTGATGTGGGAGCTGGGTGATACCTCGGAATGGAGGCCCGCCGCGACAGAATCAATCTACGGAGGCTCTCGCGTCGAGGCTCGCGGCCAGACATCCGGCGGATATCGCGATGGCTCTTACGGCGGCGCCGCGGCCAAGTGGGTGCGTGATTGGGGGATCGTATTCAGGCAGGATTACCCCGCTATCGCGGACCTGTCGGTGTACTCCGCCAGTCGTGCGAAAAGCTGGGGTAATTTCGGGAATGGGGGCGACGGCGACGCTGGCCGCAAGCTGGATGAGATCGCCAAAAAGCACCCAGTGCGAAACGTCGCGCTGGTCCGCAATTTCGACGAAGCGGCGGCCGCTATCTCGTCTGGCTACCCCGTCCCGGTCTGCTCTGGCCAAGGTTTCGCCAGCACACGAGACAATGATGGGTTCGCGTCGGCGCGTGGAAGCTGGGCACATTGCATGTGTTTCGTCGCGGTCCGTTATGGCGACCGGCCCGGCCTGCTCTGCCTGAATAGCTGGGGCACGACATGGATTAGCGGCCCAAAATATCCAGACGATATGCCCGACGGAAGTTTCTGGGTTGAGAAGTCAGTGGTGGATCGGATGCTTTCCGGCGGCGATTCCTTTGCCGTCAGCGGCTATGTCGGATTCCCATACAGAGACCTTCGCCACGGCGACTGGGTGCATAACCCGCGACGGGCACCCGCTGCGAAGTCCGAAGAAAATATTTTCGTACTCTCGCCATAGGTAGAAAAATGTCCCGGCTGGAAAAAGGTTTTTACTGGTTGTTCATCACCGTCCTGCTAACGCTGTTGTTGATGCACCACCCCGGCGGAGGAACGCTGCTCGATACGGTTGTGCCAGACGCGACCCCGGATGTTCCCGGCGAAGAACGACCGTCGATCCTGAATCGAATCGCGAAGGGAGTGGCGAGCTGGTTTATCGACCAGACGATCGACGAGAAACCAAAGGAGCGGCGGATGTACGCACTCCCGGAAGATGACCCCGGCGAGCTTGTGCGATCGGTTGGGGACGATGGATTGCCGGTTGTGAATCACGCTTACGGATGGTGAGGAAATGAAATACATGCTCACAGCATTACTGCTGCTCGCTGGCTGCACGCCGCGAGAATTTACGCAGGATCACCAGAGCGAAGCGGATGCGGCCGTTGCGACAAGCTACGCTCATTTCGCAAACCAGCCTCCGACGCCGAAGCCGGAACCAGAGCCAGACCCAAACCCATATTTTGACGATACCGCCGGTTACCTTGAAACCTACAACCGCAGTCGCGATAAACGCCGGCCGATGCTGGTGATCGTCGGCGCTAACTGGTGTCCTGCGTGCGTGGCGTTGCATCGCGACATACCGAAATATCAGCAGCAAGGGATGTTCGGCGAGGCGGAAAACGGCGTCGAAATCGAAGTGGTGTTTGTGGACGCAGACACGCAAAAGTCACAAGTGGATGCGATTCGCGCGGTGACGAAACCGCGAAGATTCGCGCTGCCGTATGTCGCACTTTTCTGGCTGGAGAACGGACAGAAGAGGCACGAGGACAGGGTCGGATACCTCACGCGGGATGCGATCAGGAGTTTACTGCAGAGGATTCCAAAAACACCAACACCAAAGGAAAACCAATGAAAGCGATTCTCATAACTCTGGCCGTCCTGTTCACGACCTCAGCGGTGGCGGACGAACCGACCACGCTCAGGGGCGACGTGGTTATCGAAGGCAGTTTGACCGTCAGAAACGCAAGCGGGGGAATGGTCCGAATCGTTCCCGACCGAAAGGAGTTTGGCGCCGCGATCTATCTACATGCGCCAGACGGGAGCCCTAAATTCTGGGTTTACTACGATGGTTCGCGGAAGCAAACCGTTCTGACGTTCGCGGGTGACGACAGGCATTTCCATGAACTGTCGATAGCGGTTACCGACGACGGAGAAAGCAGCCTTCAAATTGGTGGCCCGTCGGACGCTGACACCAGAGTCGTTTCTTTTGACGAACTGCGTGCATTTACCAACAAGCCAAAGAGGTAGGTTTCCTCTCCGGCCAGCGGCTTTGTCCCGGTCACTGGCTGGACGAAGCGGGGGTAGCTCAATCGGTAGAGCGCTCTTGTGGCGAAAGCTCTTGAGAGGTTGGTGGTTCGAGTCCATCCCCCTGCACTTTATGAAATACCTAGAGGCTGACCTCTGGAGGTGATGGGAGCGATCCGGAAAACCCGTAACCGCCGGATCGCAAGTTTGCCGTGGCATCCGAAGCCAAATCGGACGGGAGCAAGTCAGCCGCCATATCCGAGAGCCTGGGCCACGGACCAGGCACGTTTTTAATCAGCGCAATGGGACCGAACGAGAAAAAACTGATCTTCCAGAAAATGAGTCGCGATGCCATTCCATCAGGCGGGGGTGTCGCGGACGGTGTGCGTTTTCTCGCGGATTCCAATCGCGTGAAAAAAACATTGAAAGCCGCTACGCAATGGGTTTCGGAATCAATTTCCGCGGTGCAGCAATCCGACGACAACCCATACGGCGACGACCGCGAAGCGATTTGCGGTGAGATTCTTCGGAGATTGAAATGAACGAACACTTAAACGACGCCGCGAACGACGTAACGAATTCGCAGCACCCGTCGGTAACGCACCTGCTTAAGTATTTCGCGTTCGAACACTTGCCGACGCACTTGCAGGAGGTGTCGAGGCCATTTTCGGAACTCGCGGATCAAATCGCAGTCGGCCCGCAGAATCCAGAGACGGCCGCGGCGCTGAGGAAGTTGCTCGAAGCGAAGGATTGTGCTGTTCGTGCGCGTTTGTAGATCAATTTGCCGCATTGTTGTAATGGGTGCGCGAGCGGTTTGGCAGACCGCACTGTGAAACAAGTAGCAGGCCAACGCGACAAGCATTCCGGGATCTTATCCCGGCGGTCTTGGGTTCGAGTCCCGGATGCGGCTTTTCAGGAAACAATGTTATGGGGATTTCATTCAGCGAGGCCGCAAAAACAGCAACGAACTCTCCCAGCAATTACGAACCGCCTGACGAAGACTGGGTGCGTATCGCCAAGCAGGTAGGGCGGGGAGAAAAAACGGTTGACGAGGCGCATGCGGAGTGGCTGCAATTCAAAAAGAAGCGAGACGGTGAAAAATGAACCCCAAAGAACTCGATTCGAGGCCGTTTCCGATTCAGCGTGAGTGGCATCGTGATGGTAGGTGGGGCGAGCGGTGTGAATGCAGTGTTCCTTGGTGGCTGGCGGAGGTTGCGTACACGGAGTATGTGAGGCTCTATGGCCGTCAACAATCGCTTGAGAGGTTGGCGGAACGTGGTGGATTCGGTCGTGAGGAACTATTGGATTTACTGAAAGGGAAGGTGGAATGATTGCGATCCTGCTGCTCCTGCTCGCCGCCAATCCTCCCGAACTGGTCGCCCGAGATACCGTCGACCTGATCGAGGTGAATCACTTTTACGACGAACACGGCAAGTTGGTTTTCGATCAGATTATTTTCTACGATTGGGCGCCGGACAAAAGTAGATTCGACGTGCGAGCGTGGCGGTTGCTGAAGCACAGTCAACAGTTGCCGTTGTGGAATTCCGAAAGGCGAATCTGGGAATCCATCTGGCAGGATGGTGACGCATTCAGACACATAACGTCGCAGATTATTCGTGAGACATGGACGCAGCACGATCCAGAGTTGGTTGAGCGCGGCCACTTGCCGAAGGAAGAGCGCCGGGGCTTGTCGCCTGTTCTCGATAGTCGGCGAATCGAACGTAGCATACTGAGGCGATAAATGAAGGTTTCCGAGTTAATCGCAATGCTCAAGGAATGCAACCCACATGCTGAGGTCGTGCTGTCAGAAGATCGGGGCGACCTCGACGAATGCTGGCAGGTTGAGGTGCCTGCTCGCGGAATCTTCTGCGATGCCTCAGGCGACAAGAAGAACTGCAACACCGTCGAGATTACCAGATAAATGCTCGCTGATCGCGTACAGGAAACGACAACCACAACCGGCACCGGCACGCTGAATCTAGCGGGCGCGGTCGCCGGTTTTCAGTCGTTCGTGGCCGGCATCGGCGATGGAAATCCGTGCTACTACCTGATTCAGGACGATAACGCGTGGGAAGTCGGAATCGGCACGGTAACCGACGCAGCGACCGACACGCTCAGCCGCACCACCGTTCTGGCTTCGTCGAATAGCGACAGCAAAATCAGTATCGCAACCAGCGGCGCGTTCGTTGGGAACGTCGACCCTGCCGACTTCCTGAACCCGGACGGCAGCGAGTGGCCGGCGGCGTCGCAGGCGGAAATGGAATCGTCCAGCGCGGTGAATCGGATCGTCACGCCCGGTCGCCAGCAGTTCCACCCCAGCGCGGCGAAATTTTGGGTGGTGTTTACTGGCACCGGCACGGTAACGATTCGCGCCAGTTACAACGTCACCAGCATCACCGATCACGGCGCCGGCAAATACACGGTCACGATCGCCACGGACTTTTCTTCGGCCAACTGGTGTGCGCAGGCTCAGATCGAGTGGGAAACCGGTGGGGTGACTGGCGGTCGAATTTGCGGAATCGAGAACGGCGGGCAAGCGGCGGGAACGGTGAGAATCCAGTGCGTTGACCAGACCGCGGCAATCGATTTTCCCAGTGTGTTCGTCTGCGGTTACGGAGATCAATAATGGGAAAACGAATCATTTACGAGCGTCCAGACGGCGGATTGTCGGTCATCATACCAGCCGCGCCGCGACTCAAAAGCGAAACCGAGGCGGAATATCTGGAGCGGATCGCAAGGCGATCGATACCTGACGCCGAATTTTCCATTGCAAAAATCAAGATCGTTGACGAAACGGAAATCGACACTGACCGAACATTCCGCGACCAGTGGAAGTTCGACGCTAAGAAAGGCCAGATAGTCGACATGCCAAAGGCCCGCGAAATCCACATGGAACGAATTCGTAACGCCCGACCAGCGGAGTTCGCCGAACTGGATTCGGAGTTTCAGAAGCACGACGCGCAGGCTCGGTACAAGGCCGACGCAACCGCCATCGCCAAGGCGAATGCAGCAGAGGACAAACGGCAGGCGTTGCGAGACTTGCCGCAAACCTACTCTAGGGAAATCGCAGCCGCCGACACCCCCGAAAAACTCAAGGCAATCTGGCCGGAGGAATTGAAGTGAGCAAAGGAAACACATTTGAAAACGATCTGCTTGAACTAATCCTCAACGGTCAAGCGATAGCCAATATCGCCGATGACGCAGGCAGCAGCCCGCTCACCAACCTGTACGTTTCGCTGCACACCAGCGACCCTGGTGAAGCGGGCAATCAGGAATCGAACGAGTGTGCATACACATCGTATGCTCGCGTCGCGGTTTCCCGCGGTGGTGCAGGCTGGTCAGTCAGCGGCAACTCCGCTTCTCCCGTGTCGGCAATCGAATTTCCCGCCGCAACAGGAGGCAGCGAAACGGCAACCTACTTCGCCGTCGGCACCGATGCGAGCGGAACAGGGAAGCTTCTCTACAGTGGTGCGATTTCGCCGAACATCGCCATCAGCAGCGGCGTAACTCCGCGACTGACAACTGCCAGCACCATCACCGAGGACTAACGCAAGATGCCCAGTTTCGGCGTCGTCTCCGAATTCGTTGTATCCGATTTCCCGACAACTACGGTTGTCGAGGGTGTCGGCATCGCTGCCGGTTCGTCGTCAGTCTCGGGTGTTGGTGAATCGACCACTGACGCCGTAGCGAGTTCCGCCGGCGTCGGCGCCGCAAGTGGCGTTGGAGCGTCGTCAGTTGATGCAGTTGCGTCCGCGTCTGGTATTGCTGCAGCAAGCGGCGTAGGGGCGTCAACTTTCGATGCCGCTGGTTCGTCAGCCGGCGTTGGCGATGCGGCCGGTGCTGGAGCGTCCATTGCGGATAGCGTCGCTGCCAGCAGCGGCGTGGCTGCGGTATCAGGTGCAGCGGCTTCGGTCGTCGACGCAGTGGCCTCGGCGGCTGGAGTGGCGACGGTTGCAGGTGTCGGCGTTGCGACGATTGACGCTGTGGCGACCTCGGCGGGCATTGGCTCAGCCAGTGGCATTGGTGCGTCGCTGGCGGATGGCGTTGGCGCCTCAACTGGCGTGGGTGCTGTATCTGGCGTGGGTGCGTCTGTTGCTGATGCGGTCGGTGCGACTGCTGGTATTGCGATTGTGCTGGGGTATTCGGGTGATGTCGACCTCTGCCCCGGGTCGGTCGAGGTAACGCCGGTCGGTGTTGGCTCGGTGCAGGTGTCTATGGTGGGTGTTGGCAGTAGCGAGATAGCAGCCGCCGGCATCGGCAGTTGCGAAGTGGCGAGCTTTGGCGTTGGTTCGTGTGAGATTATTTCCGTTGGCATTGGTTCGTGTGAAATAGAGGCATGCTCATGACGTACAAAACCAAGCTGTCAGAAGGCGACACGCTCGAAGTCTTTCGCAATTCCCTGAACGAATTCTCTGTCGGCATGCGTGAGGTAGACACAACAGGGAAGCTCGCTCTCGCCAGTGACGATGTAATCAAGTTCCAGATATGGGAAGTGAACGCCGCGGCTCCGCTTATCGAGATCACGAGTGCAGGCGCGAACTCCAACGGTTCAACTATGGAGAATATTGTGAGAGGCGATGGAAGCACTACCGATGCGACTTGCAAAGTAAAACTCTCGACAGTTGACTCCAGAACGCTCGCCGGCGGTCGTCAATATAACTGGCGAGTCGGATACGACGACATCAGCGCAAACCAGTTCGAACTTGCGGGATGGGGCAAGGTGACGACGCATCCCGCACCCGCCTGACCCCCCCCGGTGTTAGGTTCTTCCGGGCGGGGTGGCCCCCTAAGGTACGCTACGCCCATCGTTAAAAAACCACAAATAGTCCGTCCGTCCGCTTTTTTCAGGCAAGAATGGATGAACGAAAACGCGACGCAGAACGCAAGCGCGAGCAACGCAAGGCCGGAAAGCTGGTGCATGTTCCGCCGTGCGCGGATCGCGAGCGTCGCGAATCACTGGAAGCGGATGACGAGGAATGGCTGCTCTACTACTTCAGCGAGCGCAGCGGGATCGAGGATCCGTTTACTTATCGCTTCGTGTCTCCACAGCGGGAAATGATCGCGGCGATTCGGAACGCCATCAAGTTCGGCGGCGACCAGGCAATCGCGGCGTCGCGAGGCGAAGGGAAAACCATCATTTGTGAGAGACTCTTGCTCAAGTACGTGCTACAAGGCGTCGTTCCGTTCGCGGTTCTGTTTGCCGCAACTGGTGAACTGGCCGCCAACTCCCTCGCTTCGATCAAGATGGCGATTGAGGAGAATGTTCTCCTGCTGGAAGATTACCCAGAGGTTTGCGTTCCAGTTCGATCGCTCGAATATGCAGCCCAAAGGGCAGGCAAACAGATCGTCAGCGGCCATCGGCACGACAACGGAGAGGCGTACGTCGAGGCAAGCAGCCGATTCACGTGGTGCGGTAGCGAGGTGTTCTTTCCTCGTGTTCCCGGTTCACCTTCAGCGCGAGCGATTATCGCAACCCGCGGACTGGACTCTGCGGTGCGTGGTATCCGCAAGTTGGGTCGACGGCCGACTGTTGCGGTGATCGACGATCCCGACACTGAGGATACGGTACGCAGCGAAGACCAGGCGAAGAAACTGGAAGACCGGATCGACAAGGGGATCGCCGGTCTCGGGACGCAGCAGAAGCCGATTTCCCGGGTGTTCCTTTCGACCCTACAGAATCGAACGTGCGTCTCCTATACCTACACCGATCGCACGAAGAAGCCGAGTTTCAAAGGTCGTCGATTCCGGTTTCTGGTCAAGCCGCCAAACCGCGTCGACCTCTGGGATGAATACATCCAACTTTGCCATTCTGATTTTGCCAATAGCGATCAGTTCTGCCGGACGGCTCACGCGTTCTTTGCAGAGCGTCAGGAGGGAATGACCGCGGGAGCGGAAATCGCCAACCCGCATCGCTACGATTCAAGCACACTGGAAGATGGCACGCAGCGAGAGTTGTCCGCGCTCCAGCGATACTACAATCTGGTCGCCCAGATCGGTCAGGAGGCAGTTGATGCGGAGTACAACAACGATCCGGCGGAGGAATCCGGGCCCATTGAATCGGGGATCACTGCTCACCGTGTGCAGTGTCAGGTCAGTGGCTACGATCGCAAGGTGATTCCGCCCGGCTGCGTCGCCATCACTCAGGGGATCGACGTGCGCAAGATCGCGCTGCACTGGGTTGTGCGGGCATGGCAGGCGGACGGCAGCGGATTCACGATCGATTACGGCGTCACCGAAGTGCATGGAACGACGGTTGGAACCGACGATGGCGTTGATGTCGCGATTCGCCGTGCGATTCACGGACGAATGGAGCAAACCCACAGCGATCAGTACGCGACGATCGAGGGTGACGTGATGCCAGTTTCCCTCACGCTGGTCGACGCCGGTTGGCGAACACAGGCAATCTATCAGGCATGTCGCGAACTGGGGCTGGGCATCATGCCGGCGATGGGTTTCGGCAAGTCCGCCGGCTGTGCGAAGGCGAACTTCTCGCCGGTTTCCAAGCAAACGGAGAGCCGCATACCCGGCGACGGCTGGTTCTTCAGTCGCGTCGACGACAGTTTCTGGTTCTGCGCGATGGACGCCGATCGCTGGAAAGCGTGGGAGCATGACCGCTGGATGACAGCGCCGGATCGCCCGGGCGCCATGCGGTTGTACGGCGAACCCAGTCAGGTTCCGGGAAGGCTCAGCTTCGACCAGAAGGGGCACTTCTCATACTCGAAGCACATCACCGCCGAAATCGAAGTCGAGGAACCCGTCAAGAACGGGCTGGTCCGCAAATGGAAATCGAAGAGCGACAATAACCACTGGCTTGACGCCTCATACATGGCGAACGTGGCCGGGCACATCAAGGGGATCCGGCTGCTGCAGCCAAAGAGAGAGCCGAAGCCGCAACAGTCAAACAAGCAAATTACCGAACCGAACGAACAGCCGTTTCTGGCTTCCGCGAGGGATTAGATGGCAAAGAAAAAAGGCGCTAACGTGACAACTGCAACCAACCTTCCCGATGTTGTTCAGGATGCGATCACTCCGGCATCGCAACCAAAGAAGTCCACACCGGCCGCGAAGCCGAAGCCGAAACCGGAACCCAGCGGTCTTCCGGATGCCGTGACTATTCAAGCTCCGCTGGGCGAGATCGATCAGGGCTATCTCAATCGACATGTCGAGGCGAGGCTGACGACTGAGCAGCAGCAACAGTCGATGCGACGGCTGCTGCGTGGTCTGCAGATGGCTGAGGAACGGCTCAGCAACGGCAAGCCAGTGGCAAGCAACGCCGATGCGATTCGCTGGCTGCTGGAACAGATGGCATGAATATCGAACAACTCTGCCGCCACGTCGGCAACGAAGACAACGACCAAAACCGCTACGCGGCGATGCTGGTCGCCGAACGGATGGAGGATATCGGCGACCCGCGGGCGGAGCACCTGCGGGCGATTCTGGACGCGTCGATCTGGCCTGCTTCCGCGCATGTGCATTTCAGGCTTATCTACTTCTGGAAAAGCAAGCCAGAATTCCCCTCTTGGACGCTGCTGGGAGATTTCCACCGTGTGGATAATTTCCATAATTCCGGCGACTACTACCACTCGGCAATAAACGCCCTGCTGGATGCGGCCTCGGCTCCGCTCCGCGTATGCGTCGGCTACCAGGTAGACGATCGATCGCAATACCCCCGGGCGGAATCTCATGTTGCGATTCTTGATGGCGATGGCCGCGCGACTCAGCTTTGCTCCCTGTCGCCGCTAAATCCGTTGCAGGTCGGGAAATTCACGCCGTCGTTGCGGTCTCCGTGCAACGACTGTTGTTCGTCGATGCACACGCTGGGTGCGGACTGGCTGATTCACGAGACTCTTTCCGACACCTACTGGATCTACCCGCGCGAGTCGTTTCTCACGTGGTTCAACAGTAGAGCAACACCAAGAATCCGGAGCCGTCCGGAGTGATCCGGAGCCGTCCGGAACTTTTCACGATCCCGCCGCCGCGCTGGCGCCTACACTTCGTGCATGTCACTGACTTCCGACAGCACCGACGCCCAGGTATGGGCCGCCTACGACGACAACGCTTCCTACGAAGAGGATGGCTCGCGGGCGAAGGCGCTGGCGTTCATCACCGCTTGCCGGATCATCCTCCGGCGACGGCCTTCCAGCATGTCGCGATCCGACGCGAATTTCTCGTTCGAGTCGGTATCCAGCGAAATGACGATGGCTCGCAAGTGGTTGATCGCCAACCCGGACACCAGCAGCGCCAGCGGGCGCCGCGATGTTCGGTATGGAAGCCTCGAAAACTTTCGCGACGAATTCTAAATGGCCAAGCGGGATCACGAAACCGAAAGCGTCATCGAGCAGATGCGGAACCTCCGCAGTGACTACGACGCCAGCAAGAAGACGCGATTCAAGCGAACTCGCACCGGCGTCGTCTCGCAAGGTTCCGGCGCCGATTACCACTATCGCACATGGCACTCGTACGCCTCGATCATGGAGACCGCCCGCGATCTTTTTCGCAACCACATGCTCATCGGCCAGGGCATTCGCCGACTGGTCGCCAATATCCTTGGAAGCGGTTTTACCCTCGACGTCAAGAGCGGCGACAAATCACTGGATGCGGAACTGAAAGCCCGCTGGGATGCGTGGGCGGAAAGCCCGAACGCAGATCTGGCTGGAGAACAATGCTTCCATGGTCTCGAACGACTGGCCCTGCAACAGGTGATCGTCGATGGCGATGTGGTGCCTCTGCCGACCGAAAGCGGCGCCGTACAGCTCGTCGAGGCTCATCGCCTGCGAACGCCGACCAACACCAGTCGCAACGTGGTGCATGGCGTCCTGCTCGATGAAGCTACCCGCCGCCGCGACGAATACTGGATCACCAATGAGGATATTTCGCCGATGGCGCCGCTGGCCCGCGTGGGCGATGTGACGCGGTACCCAACGCGATATACGGATGACCTGACCGGCGCTGAAGAACGCCAGATTCTGCACTTGTACATGCCTGACCGATCGAGCCAGACCCGCGGCGTGACTGCACTGGTTCCCGCAATCGACAACGCCGGCATGGGAGACGATCTGGCGTTCGCGCAACTGGTCAAGGCCCAGATGTCAGCCTGCGTCACCATCCTCCGCGAACTGGCCGCAGAGACGCAGTACCCACAGGCGCTGGGAGACGGAAGCGGACAGGAAACCGAAACCGAACAGCGGCCTAACGGAACGGTCCGCACAGTCGCCGGCTGGCAGCCTGGCATGGAAATCTTCGGCTATCCCGGCGAAAAGCTGACAGGCTTCTCTCCGAACGTGCCGAACGCCGAATTCTTTCAGCACATGATGTTTATCATCTCGATCGTGGCCGTGAATCTGGATTTGCCGATCGCCGTGTTCATGCTCGATCCCAGCAACACGAACTTTAGCGGCTACCGCGGGGCGATGAATCAGGCTCGCGAGCGATTCAAGGTCATTCAGCACTGGTTGGCGCAGTCGTTTCATTCGCCGTTGTACCGCTGGAAAGTCCGGCAGTTCGCCGCCGAAGACGCGGCATTGCGGACAGCCATCGAGCGGAGCCTACGCGACAAGAAGGCTGCGAACCCATTCCGCCACGTCTGGCACGCGCAGGAGTGGCCATACATTGAACCGACGCAGGATGCTCTGGGAGACGTGATTCAGGAGAGTAACCTGCTCAGTAGTCCGCGACGCCTCCGCGCCCGCCGCGGAATCGACTACGAACAACTGGTCGGCGAGATCGTCGAGGACCGGGAACTGCTGATTGTGACGGCACACAAAAAAGCGGAAGACCTCAACCGGCGATTTGACCTCGGCTTGACCTGGCGGGATCTGGTTCACTGGCCTCTGCCAGACGGAATGAACCTCAGCGTTAGCGCCGACGGCCAGAAACCGAAACAGAAGCCCGCGCCGGCCACGCCGAAAGAAGAAGAGCAGCCAAACGGACAGCCAGCCAACCGGATCGCTGCGTTAACAGGAGTCAACGGCCATGCAAACTAGTGTGCAAATCGCGCCCCACTACGACCAGTTCTTCGGCTTCTGGGCAATGGAGGAAGCCCGCTTCTGGTCCGAGTTCAATCAGGTCAAGCAGCTCAACCTGCATCTGCATCTGGGCGGTCAGGCGGTCGCCGAAGCGCAAGCCGTCGCGTCGCAGGGTTCGTCGTTCGATCGCGCCGGAAAGATCGCAATCATTGGACTGCACGGCAAGCTGATGAAACAGCAGGCCAGCCTCAGCAACAGCACATCAACTGTGATGGTTCGCCGACAGGTCCGGGCAGCGGCCCGCGATCCCGATATCGCAGCAATCATGCTCCACATCGACAGCCCTGGCGGAACGGTCGCCGGAACTGAAGACCTCGCCGATGACATCGCCGCCGCCGCCGCCAGCAAGCCGGTGCATGCCTACGTCGAAGACCTTTGCGCGTCGGCGGCGTACTGGGAAGCATCGCAGGCCCTGCACATTTCGGCCAACGCTGGATCTCTGTCGCCGTCGATCGGCACGTATGGCGTGGTGTACGACATGAGCGGCGCGGCCGCAATGGAAGGCGTGAAGGCTCATGTGGTCCGCGCCGGCGCCTACAAGGGCGCGGGCACTCCGGGCACCGAGGTCACGCAGGAGCAACTGGCCGAAATGCAGCGGAATATCGACGCTCTTAACGAGCGTTTCCTGTTGGCCGTATCCCGCGGCCGGCGGATGGAAATGTCGCGGGTCCGCGAACTGGCCGACGGTCGCGTGCACATTGCCGAAGAATCAAAGCGGCTCGGTTTGATCGACGCCGTTGAATCGTTTGATGCAGCCCTTTCGCGACTGGCCGATGCGGCGCAGTCGCAGTCACGGAGAAAACCCATGTCGATGAACAATCACGTTGTCCCCGATGCAACTCACGTTACGCCTGAAGCTACCGGCGGCGACGAGCAACCCCCGATGGCGAAAGTTGTTGGAACGCTCCAGCCGCCGGCGGCTTCGGCAGGCAGTTACAACGAAATCAAGCAAGGATGCGCGGGCGCCGACGCGGCGTTCATCTGCAGCCAACTCGAAGCCGCGGCCACGCTCGCCCAGGCTCAAGCCGCATGGATGGCCGAGCAGAACCAACGGATCGAGTCCGCCAATGAGCAGGCCCGTCAGGCCGCCGCCAAAAAGCCAGGCGTCCAGCCGATCGGCTCCAAAGAGCAGACGTCCAGCGGATACGACGGTGACCCGGTCGCCACGTTCAACGGCAAAGTCAGCGAGCGGATGCAGGCCGGCATGTCGCGCACGAACGCCATTCAGGCGACCGCGAAAGCCGATCCGGAACTTCACGCCGCTTACCTGATGGCGACCAACAGTAGCAAAAAAGCCCAGCGGATGATCAGCGAAAAGTTCGAATAACTCCCCGCCGCCGCTTCCGATTCGTTTGCCTTACCCGACACACCGCCCCGCAAGGGAGATTGAAGCAGATGTTAGTCCAGGAATACCCAACCTTTCAGGCCAGCGCCGCACTCGGGCCGTATCTCCGCGTGAAGCTGGACGGCAGCAATGAGCTCGAACTTGCCGGAGCAACCGACAATGAGCTCGGCACGCTCAAGCAGCGGGTGCTGGCCGCCGACGACCAGGCGTCGATTGTGCCCCCAGTCCCCGGTATTGTCGTGCTGATGGTCGCCGCCGGCCCATTTTCGCAATATGCCAGCCTCTACGGCGCGGCCAGCGGTCAGGTCGACGACGCGGCGAACGAAAACTATACCGGTATCGCGCTCGAGGAGTCCGGCGCTGCTGGC